CGAGGTGATGAATATAATGGTGAAGGATACGGTGAATTATTAACTAGAGAGTTGATTGACGATTTATTTACTAATGAAATTGTAGTTCAAATGGAAGATAAAGAGTATGCTAGTATTGAAGATTGCAAAATGATTGTAGATGAATGCCACTTGAGATATCACGGATCACTACTACCTGAAGAAACTCCTTTCATACCAACAAAAAGTAAATTAGTAAAATCACTAATACATGGTGTTGCAGGATTGGATGTACCATTGGAACCGGCCATTTTATCATCGTCTGATCCAAGGTACACCCATACCTCTACACCTTTGTATGAAGGAATTAAGAAGCATGGAATTTTAACAAAAGAATTTTCCGTTAACGAAGTTAAAAGAGCTCAGGAGCAATTGTGGGATGGATGGTTAAGTAAAATGACTCCTTTATTAATGAGTCCGCAGAAATTAACACTAGATGAAGCAGTGGCGGGATTTAAGGAAAATCAATATTATCAACCTATGGATTTAAAGACAAGTGCTGGCTATCCTTATGTATTGCACAAAACAAAAGGGGGATTACCTAGAACAAGTAAGGAAGACTTTATAACACCTATAAGAGATAGTCAAGAGAGAATAATTGGAGTAGCAGCTTTGGATCCCACTTTAGAATATACATTAAAGGAAAATGAGAAGAAACGACAAGAAGGTATTATACCGCATACTATTTTCATTGACACTTTAAAAGATGAGAAAAGGAAACATAGTAAAGTTAAAACTTTAGGGGGAACAAGAGTATTTTGTAGTTCACCAGTAGATAATGTAATAGCAATGAGACAAAATTTTATGCATTTCATTGCAGCTTTCATGTCACATCGACATAAATTAAAACATGCAGTTGGGATAAACCCTACTAGTGAAGAATGGACTGAATTGACTAATGTTTTACTAGCAAAGAATGATAAAGTTGTAACCATTGATTATAGTAATTTTGGACCAGGATTTAACTCTAGCGTAGCAAAAGCAGCATTTGAATTAATAATAAGATGGGTGAAAGAACATGTGGGCGGAGTAAATGATAATGAATTACAGTGTTTAATGTATGAGTGTATTCAGAGCATGCATGTAGCAAATAACACAGTTTATCAGCAATTTAGTGGATCACCAAGTGGTTCTGTAATAACCACAACTATTAATACCGTAGTTAACCAACTTTATGTGCTTATTGCTTGGAATAACATTATGCGTGACAGTGTTGATTTTGAAATTAATTTGTTGGATGAATTTTTGGAGAACGTTGCAGAGTATATGTATGGTGATGATTGTATTATGAGTGTGACAGAAAAATATATAGATAAGTTTAATGTACTAACAATAACAGAATTTTTCAAGGAATACGGAATAATAGCAACGGATGCCGCAAAAACAGGAAACTTAGTAGCATATGAAAGTATCAAAACAGCAACATTTTTAAAAAGAGGTTTTAAAGTACATCCGTATAGAAAAGGCGAATGGTTATCTCCTTTAGATGATCAGAGTGTAAGAGGTGCTACCCAATGGGTATGGAAAAGCGCCAACATGGGAGAAGCGACCCGTGTAAATTGTGCTGCCGCCTTAATGAATGCCCACGGTCATGGGCCTGATTATTTTAACAATTTAAAAGAATTGATAAATAAGAATTTAAGAAAAAGAAAAATAGATCCTATTGCTTATAGATGGGAGGACATTGATAATTTGTTTTACTCGACTGGACTTGAGTGGGTGATGGATGGAATTATCAATAAAAATATGG